GGCTTTGCGGGCGACATAGCAATCGCCGGTCGTGTTGTAATACACGACATCTCCGGCAGAGTAAGCGGCACCGGCAGAGTACTCGTCCGTCGTGAAGCGCGGCTGCGGAAGCAGGAACTGCACCCACACATTGCCCGTCTCGCTCGTCGCGTCGATGAGCAGCACACGGTCCTCGTTGAGCAAATACCGCACCTTGCGGGCATAGACTCCGCTCGTCGGGTCAGCGTCCCATACAGCCATGATCTCGCCGATGGGAGAGAGGTTATCCTGGTCAAAAAGGATGTACGGAATCTCGGCGTCGTTATTTGTGGAAACCGCATAGGTCGCCGAGGCACGGGAATCCCACGCCACATTCACCGCCGTCTCGACCGAGAGCACATCGCCGTTGTTATTCGTCGTGATCTTCTTCACACGCCACACCAGATCCGGCGTGTCCGAGTTAGCCGGAGCACGGCCAAAGTAGGCGATGGTGCCGACATAATCGGAGAGGTAGGTGTAGCCAGTAACAAACCACGCCGAGCCATTCGGCGTGCGTTCCTCGGTGAGATAAATTTCCGGCCAATCGAAAAACGTCCACGATGTCGCGGCAGCGGTAGTCAAATACTCCGCCAGAGCCGTCGCCTGCGAATCCATGAGCGTCTGCGCGGGATCAATGCCCATGCGGGAGATCACGCCATCACGAATGGATTTGTAAGAGGTCGTCCTCATTGTTGGGGGGATTGTTGCTGTAAGGCGGGCATGGTTCCCATGCGGCCGATCTGTGCGTTTTGTTGTTGCTGAAGTTGGAACTGAAGCGCCTTCATGCGGGCGTCAATCATGCCCTTAAAGATTTCATCCTGCCCGTAGCGTTGCTGCACGGCAGGGTTGGCTTGGATGATGCCTTGGAGCACTTGGGCGCGGAGTTGGTGATTCACCCCTTCGCCTGGGAGTTCCGGCTCGGTGCCTGCCGCAATCTTTGTGAAGGCGAGTTGTTCTTCGTTTGCCTCCATCGCCGCAGCGGGGCCAGGGTCGCGCACCAGCATTTGTGCCAGCACCGGATCCACGGCACCCATAATAAATTTCACAAGGCCCGCACGGTCGATCACGCCCGCCGTATCCAGCGGCACGACCGCCTTAGAGATGTAGTCGAGCTTAATGCCAAGCGCCTCGGCATCGAGATTCTTCGCATCGAAATCAATGGTGAGATCAAACTTCCCTTGGATGTCTTCACGCGCCGCAGAGAAAGGCAGAGCTTGCCCACCCGAGATGCGAAGGATTTCCACCGGCTGCATGTATTGCTGCATGAGCTGGTAGGTCTGAGTGACGATAGCTTTGTAGTCGCGGAGCCAGCGGTCAACGGTGTGCTGTTGCACAAGGGCCACATAGTTCGGGTCCACCCCTTCGCCATTCAGCCCAAAGTATTCATTCACATCGCGGCGGACGGCCCGCTCGACTTCGATGGTTCCTTGGTCAAAGGGGGGCGGCTGCATCCAGCCAAACTCATTCGGCCTACGCTCCGGTATCTGCACGGCAGGCCCGAGCACGATGTCCAGCTTGCCACGGTTCGCAGGGACACGCATGGGCGGGAGGATGGCAATGCCAGCACGGTCACTGCGGTAGTCGCGCTGCGTTTTTATCTCCGCCTGCATGGTCGAAACGATCTCAGGAATACTGCGGCTCTCCAGCAAGCAACGGCTCACCCGCTCGCGCGGAAGCTCAATGAATGGGTAGTTGCCATGCGTGTAAGGAGAGATTTCTTCCTTCGCGCACTCTTCCACATTCGGGTGCATGATGCGGCACATCACCTTGGTCGCGCCCGTCTTCTCGTCGATCTCCTTCGAGTAAACGTGCCAGATCTCAATGAGGTCGCGGTAGTCTTGCCACAGGATGTTATCCCGTCGGTTGTTATTCTGTTGCGAGTAGAGCGGCCAGAGGCTCGCGCCCTTGTACTTCTCGCACTCTTCGTAAAATTTGTAAGGGTAGCCCTCCGTCGTTACCCGCTCTTCCAGCTCCTCGCAGGAGATCATTTCGCGGCGGGCGATCCACGGGGCGCGTTGAAGGTCATACGTTGCCGTCGGGAAGATGACATCGTTGAATGGCTCCAGCGCCGTCCACTCCGGCTTAGACTCGAAGATGTATGGCACCGGCACTTCCACCGTGCCGCCCTCGCGGAGCGTGCGGATATTTGCCGACGTGCCACCGCCTTCGTAGATGCCATTGATGATCTCAGCCGCCACTTCCTCTTGGAGAGGATCGAGTATCGCGCCGATCAAGGCCCCGAGCGCGGGGTCTTGCGTCTCCGCCGCCATAGCCATGAGCTCCTCGAGCGTGAACGTCTTAGTTTCCGTGCGGGTAGTAGTGCGCCAGAAGACCCCCATCACAGCAAGGCCGTAGGTGTTTCGTATATTGAGTGCCAGCTCAAGCTCGCGGCGGAGGTCATCTGCGCAATGGGTAAAAAGCATCCACTTCAAGACCGACTCCGCTGCCGTGCGGGCCAGCGCATCGCTGCTCTCCACGGGTAGCATCTGGAGGCGAGAAGCAAAAGTGGCGGTGAGGCAGAGCTGCGCATCTCGGTTGCAGATAAGGTCCGCCAGCCGGATACGGCAGTCCGCTCCACCTTCCCATGGGAAAACTTTGCGTCCGTAGTTACTCGCCCACTTCTTGCCGTCTGAGGATTGTCCATCCCAGAGCGACATACGGGTGTCGTAGTTCTTAGAACGAAGGCTAGAAAACCAAGACCCATCGGTCGCCGCTTGCGTTAGCTGGCCGACCCAGTATTTGGAATCGCGGATCTCATCATCGTCGTCGTGCATTATTAAAAAAAGGGGGAAAGGAAGTTAAGCCGTCTTGAGAAGACCAGGCATGAGGAACATAGATTTTCCCGTGCCGCCGCACTTCACGACGCACTCGGGGAAATTGCGCTTGAACCAGCGAATAAAATCGCTGTCGCGCCAGCATCCAGGCACCTTCCAATTCCAGAAGTGATATATCTGCGGGTCTATGGATAGAACCATCTCGCCGATGCCATTCACGGATTTGAAATTCTCCGAGGCATTCTGCTTGGCGATCACGCGCTGGCGATCCATGGCGGATTCCGCCTTAGCATTCCAGTTTTCAAATATTGCCGCCTTCGCCGCATCCGCCGTCTCACTTGGGATTTCGTCGAGTATTTCCGAGATAGCATCCATAAAAAAAAGGGGGTAGCCCGTTATCCGGCGGCCTCCATTGCGGAGGCCACCGGCGGGCCACTGGGGGGACGGGGAATTAAGTCGTCGCTGCGAACTTGCCGAGCACAGAAGGATTGCTCACCGCCACGCCGAAGATGGCGTCGCAGAATCCACGGCGTCCACCGCCACGGTCTTCGAGCTCTTCCATACGAGGCTTGCGGTTGAACCCGATCGAGACCAGATCCATGTCGAGTACATAGCCACGGGCAGCGGAGACCGCTGCGGCCGCACCATTCGCCAGGTAGGTCGAGACGTGCAGGGAGACCGTACCGAAGTCGGACTCATAGATGTCGATCGTGTTGACGATCTTCTTGCTCTCGAGGTTCGTATTGAACGTGCGCACACTGGACATGACGTTGGTCGAGCCAGTTTGTGTGCGGATGAAGTTCGTGAAGGCACGCTTGAGGCTAGTGCCGCAAACGAGGTCGTAGTTGCGACGAGCGCGGCGGACCTTGAAGATGCTCTCCATCACGTCGATCACGTTAGCTTCTGTGAGGGAAGCAGTCGCAGTCGCGTTGATCGAGGCCGCTGGGGTGCGGAAGTTAGCAGGAACTGCTGTCGCTGTATCGGCTTGAGCGCCACTAGCGATCCAGCTTCCGACACCGCGAGTCTTGTAAGGGACAGAGCCGGTCGCCACTTGGGAATCGTTATCGGAACCAAGGATAGCCTCGATGTCGATCTTCAGCTCCACAAGAGCTTTGGCGGCGGATTTATTGAAAGCCTGCTTGCGGCCAACTCCAGCCACGTCGGCGACATTCTCAACGAGGTCATCGACCTGGAAGGAACGGCGGACTTTTTGGATGCGGCCCGAGAGGAGTTCGCGGTTAGCGTGCTCGTCGTCGAAGGTCGTCACATCGTCATTCGCCATCACGCCTGCGGTCTGCGGGTCGTTGTATTTATCGG